ATTAAAAGCACCACCACAACAATTATTTGATGGTCATGAATATAATGATCGCATTGTTATGAGATTGCAACCACATCCTCACTTTGATATTCGTATTGATATGAAAGCACCAGGATTTAAAAACGATGTTGAGACAGCAACACTGACTCATCGATATCCTGATTGGTTGGGTGTTGATGGTTATGAAAAATTATTGTATGATGCTATTGAAGGAAATCAATCTAATTTTGTTCACTCCGAAGAAGTTTTGGAATCTTGGCGTATTGTTGATGATCTTCTTTGTACTGGAGAGTATTGTAAAATAAGAACAACTCCATACATTTATCATTCTGGAAGTTGGGGACCTATGCATAAGACTGAGTTTATTACCAAGTGGGATTATCCAGCATAATATCTGCGACTAGTATATTTTATAAATATCTTTAGAAAAAGATTTTTTGCGGGTAAAAAACATGGCTCTTTGGGGTAACGATGATAATCTAGTATCTAGTGGAACTGTATCCCTGAACTACAGCAATAAGACGGTTACTGGTGCTGGGACAACTTTTGGAACTACTGGGTTTGGTGGAATTGGCGATGTAATTAGATTCGGTTCGAGACCTGGAACATTTTTTGGCGAAGCTGTAATTGTATCAGTTGCTGGAACTCAATCCTGTACTATTGGTTCTACCGATGGACTTAGTGGTGATGCAATCAGTGGAGCACAATATTTCTTGAGTGAACTGCCAAAATCTACAACTCAAGATCAGACATTTATTGGAAGACAAGACGCTGCCTTCGCAACCATTGGACAATCTGCACAAGCTAATGCAGCATCTGCTGTCGGTGCTGATGCACTTTCTGCCGACATCTTCACCTTCCCACAAGGTGGTTTCATGATTTCGGAAGGAGATCAATATCTTGATTCTCCCAATGCACAAACCGGAACGGGTATTGAAGTCATTGGTGTAGGAACGGCAAATGCAACTGTAACTTCACTCTCTCCTGTTGGATTCTCAACAATCTTTGTTGTTGCACCTCCTGGAGTTCTTGCAGGTGATGCCAGCATCAATGTCACCATCGGTGGTGTTGCCGGAGCATCTATTGCATCTATTGCAGCAACATCAATCACGCTTGCCGCTAATGGTTCTGGTATCAGCACTATTTCAGTTGCTGTTGCGAAAGATTCGAGAATTATGTTCTCCAATCAGCAACTTGTCAGTCTGGCATCGACGATTTCTAATGCTGTCAGTGATAATGATCATCTTTACTTCCAGAGAAAGACTGGTGGTTATGACAGAATTGTATTTGGTATTTCTAATGCAACTTCTGCTCTCTTCGATGGATCAAGCGGTGAGTACAGAACCTCAGGAAGTGGATGGGTTGGTGTTCAAACCTATATCGATATGCATGGCAATCTGAGAGTTAAGTCAGAAACTCTGGTAGCAATGTCTGGAATTCAGACTGGTATTCACGGACTTGGATATCCTACCTCAGAAAATGGTGGTTTAATCCAACCATAATAATTGTTTTGCGTTAATATAATATGAAATTTGATGAATTGAATGAAAGTAACTATTTGCTTTTTGCTATAAAATTCTACGATAATCCACAATCTGTAACCAGAGAAGATTTCGAAGATGACTTGAAGCGAATTAAATACATAAAAAGATTATTAAAACGGTATAAAAATACTGGTGAGTTGAAAATTCATCTCATCTTAAATCATCTTACCGTTCTTTTTAATGTATTTGATGAGGCAGCAGTTCCCCTTCTATTCTATAATCTAGAAAGAGAACTTTGGCCATATATTAAAAGTTTTTTAATGTATTTGAATAGATTGCCAGATTACCCGCATACTGAAATTAATGATATTGATGAGGATATTGATTGCCTAATTTCTCTTAACTCAGTCTAATGGATAAAACAAATAAATTCATCAACAAATTTAGAGAATTAAGAGAAACAGCACCTACTAATTCTACTGGTTCTGGAATTGCAGGATTTGATAAGTTTTTATTTCCAATAGACGACGACACCTTAACTCAAGATTATCAAACTCCTGCCGAAGTTGGAGCAGCAAAAGACGAATTTTTAGGTGTTTATCCTGTTATGAAGTTGCAACTCAATAAGAGTAGTGACGGACCTTCGATTGACTCTATGGTAGACGCATCAAAGGAGTTTATAAACATGATAGATGACAGAAGACTTAAAAATATTATGGACATAGCAAGGTCCATTAAAGAAGAGGTTGCCGCAGGACCTACAAATAATGTCGGTGGTGGCGCGATTGCTGGAACTGCACCTGCTGGTGATGATCCGCCAGTCAGGTTAAAAAAGAAAAGACAACCGACACCAATTGGTCGTTATGGAACCCGCAGAACCTGGATGCAAAATCTTAAAAATGGATAACGATAGCGTTAATTCAGCAATACTAGAACGGGTTGAGAGAGTTGTAGAAGCACTACAAGACAACTCTGTTAAAATGGGTGAGTTGCTGGCAGTTCATAATGAGAAGTTAGACAAACAAGATCGTATTGATGCGGTTCTTTTTGAAAAGATAGAATCCTTGCACAAGGACATGGATCGTGCAACAAACGAAATAAAAAAAGGATGTGAAAGAGATATAAGAAAGATTGATGATCGTCTCCGTCTTATGGAAAAAAAGATGTGGACCATTGCAGGTGCCCTGACTGTAATTTCATTCTTGGTCAGCATACCGGGTCAAAAATTAATGGGAAATTTCTTGACACCACCATTAACACCGACTATAATAAGAGAGGCAAAATAGTAGAAAGATTGTAATGGATTTGGTTGACTCCAAATATATCGGACTGGTTTCTTCGAGATTAAAAAAGTTTAAGAGAGTCAAGGCAAATCTTTTCAACTTCCGATGCCCTATCTGTGGAGACTCACAGAAGCAGAAGAACAAGGCACGGGGATACATTTATCCCATTAAGAACAATATGAACTTTAAGTGTCATAATTGTGGTGCTAGTTTGTCTTTGAATAATTTTATAAAACAAGTGGATGCCACGCTCCATAAACAATATACTCTTGAAAAGTTTAAGGAAGGACATACTGGTAGAAACTTTGTGGTCGAATCTCCCAAGTTGGAATTTGCCAAACCAATTTTTAAAAAATCTATCAATCTACCAAAAGCATCAACTGATTGTAGAGCAAAAGAATATCTGGTAAACCGTAAGATTAATCCTGATAAATTTTATTTTGCTGACAAGTTCATGGAGTGGACTAATAGTCAGAAACAAACCTTTGACAACATCCTCAAGGATGAGAGTCGTGTTGTAATACCGATGTATGATGAGAAGAAAAACCTTATTGGATTTCAAGGCAGATCTCTAGGAAAATCTTTCACTAAATACATCACTATCATGATTGATGAAGAAGCACCAAAGATTTATGGACTTGAAAAAATCGACAGAAAACAACCAATCTACATCGTCGAAGGACCCTTCGACTCCACGTTCGTGGAGAACAGCGTTGCTATGTGCGGGTCCGACATTGATGTTAGGTCGTTTGATTGGAGCGATTATATTTGGGTTCTTGATAATGAACCACGGAACCGAGAAATCGTCAACAGAGTATCCAGAGTCATTAGTAGAGGTGATAGAGTCGTCATCTGGCCAAACGGACTAATGGAGAAGGACATTAATGATATGGTTCTTGCTGGACATGATGTCATGTCTATGTTAGAATTAAACACCTACTCGGGTTTAGAAGCAAAAATTAAATTTAACAATTGGAAAAAAATATGACCAACGGAATCAACGTAAAAAAACGCAATGGAAGAGGGCAGGAACCGCTTCTCCTTGAAAAGATGCACAGAATGGTTGATGAGGCATGTAACGACCTTGCAGGGGTCTCTGCATCACAGGTAGAGATGCAATCCGGTATTCAGTTCTATGATGGTATTACAACCGCAGAGATTCAAGAAATTCTAATTCGCTCTGCATCTGACCTGGTTGATTTGGATCATCCTAATTATCAGTTTGTTGCTGCCCGTCTGTTATTGTTTTCTATTCGTAAACAATTGTATGGACGTAGGCACGAATTTCCAAAACTGAAAGACCATGTGTCAAGTTGTGTGGAAAGAGGTGTATATGATGCTGAACTTCTAAATCTGTATTCTAATGAGGAGTTTGATAAACTCGAATCATTCATTGATCATGACCGAGATTATCTGTTTACATTTGCGGGTCTTCGCCAGGTTGTAGATAAATATCTAGTGCAAGATCGAAGCAGCGGTGTTCTCTATGAAACACCACAATTCATGTATATTTTGATTGCTGCGACAATCTTTTCAAAATATCCAAAAGAGACACGTTTGGATTACGTTAAAAGGTATTATGACGCAATCAGCAAACACCGACTCAACATTCCAACCCCCATCATGGCAGGAGTGCGAACGCCACTTAGGCAATATGCAAGTTGTGTTTTGGTTGATGTTGATGACACCCTCGATAGTATCTTTACTAGCGATATGGCTATTGGCAAATACGTTGCACAAAGGGCTGGTATCGGCATTAATGCAGGCAGAATCCGGGGCATCAACGCTAAAATTAGAGGTGGAGAAGTTCAACATACAGGCATTGTCCCATTCCTCAAAAAGTTTGAGAGCACTGTCAGATGTTGCACTCAAAATGGCATCCGAGGTGGAAGCGCAACTGTCCACTTTCCAATCTGGCACCAAGAAATAGAGGATATCATTGTACTTAAGAACAATAAAGGGACAGAAGATAATCGTGTCCGAAAGTTGGACTACAGCATCCAGATTTCAAAACTCTTTTACGAAAGGTTTATTAAAAATGAAGAAATCAGTCTCTTCAGCCCTCACGATGTTCCAGGTTTGTATGATGCTTTTGGCACTGAATCGTTTGATGATCTCTATACAAGTTATGAATCTGATGGATCTGTTCCGAGAAAAACTATCGGGGCACAAGAACTTTTCCTAGATCTTTTGAAAGAGAGAGCAGAGACTGGCAGATTGTATATCATGAATATTGATCACTGCAATTCTCATTCATCTTTTACGGACAAAGTTGAAATGAGTAATCTGTGTCAGGAGATCACTCTACCCACTAAACCTTTACAACACATTGACGATGAAACTGGGGAAATTGCTCTCTGTATCCTTTCTGCTATTAATATTGGTAAAATCAGGGATCTTGAAGATCTTGATGTTCTTTGTGATCTTGCTGTTAGGGGTCTTGATGAACTCATTGACTTTCAAGGATATCCAGTCAGAGCAGCAGAGATTGCCACCAAGGCACGTCGTTCATTAGGAATTGGTTACATTGGACTGGCACATTATCTTGCCAAGAATGGTGTCAAATATGATAATCCAGAATCTTGGAAACTCGTTCATGATCTTACAGAAGCATTTCAGTATTACTTAATTAGAGCAACTGTTAATCTTGCAAAAGAAAAAGGTGCCTGTGAATACAGTAATCGAACCAAGTATGGAAATGGAATTCTTCCGATTGATACATATAAACATGACGTAGATGAGATTGTACCGAATGAGCTTCACTATGATTGGGAGAGTCTTCGGAATGATGTCATCAAATATGGAGTACGGAACAGCACTTTGTCCGCACAAATGCCTTCGGAGAGCAGTTCCGTTGTGTCAAACGCAACAAATGGAATCGAACCTCCTAGAGGATACTTGTCTGTTAAAAAATCCAAGAAAGGTCCCTTGAAGCAGATAGTTCCACAATACGGAACTCTCAAAAATAATTACACATTACTTTGGGATATGCCTGGTAATACTGGATATATTAATATTGTTGCAGTGATGCAGAAGTTCTTTGATCAAGCAATTTCTGGGAACTGGTCCTATAATCCAGAACATTACGAAAACTCTGAAGTTCCTGTTAGTGTAATGGCACAAGACCTTTTAACTACATATAAGTACGGTTGGAAGACCAGTTATTATCAGAACACTTACGACAATAAAAATGATGAAGTAGAGGAATCTACAGAATCTCTTGATAGTTTAGTTTCTCAATTAGAAAACGCCGAGGAGGAAGACTGTGAGTCTTGTAAAATTTAAGACAAACAATGAGGAAAAACCAATGGTCGATGCAATGACCGTTTTTAATTCGGACGTGGTTGATACTAAAAAACAACCAATGTTCTTTGGGCAACCATTAGGTATTCAGAGATATGATTCATATAAGTATCCAATCTTTGACAAACTCACAACGCAACAATTAGGATATTTCTGGAGACCTGAAGAAGTTTCTCTCCAGAAAGATCGTGCAGATTATCAAACTCTTCGTCCTGAACAGAAGCACATTTTCACTTCCAACCTGAAGTATCAGATTATGCTGGATTCCGTCCAGGGTCGTGGTCCTGGAATGGCATTCATTCCCTACTGCTCCTTACCCGAATTAGAAGCATGTATGGAGGTCTGGGGATTTATGGAGATGATCCATAGTCGTTCCTATACACATATCATCAAAAACATTTATGCAGATCCTTCAGATGTATTTGATCACATTCTGACTGACGACCGCATTGTTGAACGTGCAATGAGTGTGACAGAAGCATATAATGATTTTATTAATGCAGCACACCAATATGATAGTAGTAATGATTGGCAACACGCATTAGAAGAAGTTCCATATGCACAAGAATCAAGATATGAATTAAAGCGCAAACTCTTTAGAGCAATTGCCAATGTCAACATTTTAGAAGGTATCCGATTCTATGTTAGTTTCGCTTGCAGTTTTGCATTTGGTGAACTTAAACTTATGGAAGGATCCGCTAAAATCATCTCACTTATCGCTAGAGATGAGAATCAACATCTTGCGATCACTCAAAACATATTGAAAAAGTGGAGAGAAGGTGATGATCCTGATATGGCACAGATCTTCAAGGAGGAGCAACGTTGGTTGTACTCTATGTTTGAGAAAACTGTAAACGAAGAAAAACTTTGGGCAGAGTATTTGTTCAAAGATGGATCTATGATTGGTTTGAATGATAAACTGCTTCAGCAGTATGTCGAATGGATTGCCAATCGCAGAATGAAAGCAATTGGACTTAAACCGATCTATGACGTACCCGCAAAGAATAACCCACTCCCCTGGACGGAACATTGGATTTCGTCAAAGGGTCTCCAAGTTGCTCCGCAGGAGACAGAAGTCGAATCCTATATCGTTGGAGGAATCAAACAAGATGTTACCGAAACTACCTTTGCAGGATTCAGTCTTTGATTCTGAAGAAGAAAAATCTTTAGAGGCATACAGAGAAGCAGCAAGATCAGACGCTTACATGTTTGGTGACTACGATGCATACTCTGCTTTTATTGATGATAAATAAATTTCAGAATGATGAAATGATTTGGTAGACTATAAAAATCCCTGGATATTCCAGGGAAATCCTTTTTTATCTGAAAATATTGAAGACAACTTTGGTTTTGTCTATCTTATTACAAATACCAAAAACAATCGCCAGTATATTGGTAGAAAATATTTTTGGTCAAATAGAAAACCTAAAGGTAAATCTAGAAGAGTTAAATCTGAAAGCGACTGGAAAAAATACTACGGTAGTTCTGATGAACTTAACAAAGATCGTAAAGAGATTGGAAACGAATATTTTAAAAGAGAAATTTTAAGTCTCCATAAAACCAAGGGACAAGTTAATTATGAAGAAACTAAACAACTTTTTATTAATAATGTTTTAATCGAAGCCCTTGACGACGGGGGACCTCTCTACTATAATAGTAATATTCTAGGGAGGTACATGAAAAAAAATTATGGTAACTTTGGAGCAAACTCTTGAAGACAACTATCATTGGTCCATAGATCGTATTCATTATCTTTGTGAAAAGAATATAGATGATGCTCATGCTATTCAAAAAGAATTTTCAGAATGGTTGAATCCAAACATCAACGATCATGACGTGTTCTCTCTTGAATACATAGGAGATGACTTTCTTGATTGACAAACCCTTGTAAGTGCCCTATAATAGGGGAGCAGTTAAATGTTCCCCTATTTTTTTATGCTTGCGACAATTCTTGCTCTATCAGCAGTTGACTATGATCATCTTGCAAGGACAATCCAAGTCGAAACCTATCGTGGAAGTTTTGATGGATATTGTGTGGCAGTATCGGTTCTAAACCGTGTCAGGTCTCCATACTATCCAAACAGTGTTGCCGATGTTGTATATGCTCCCGGACAATATGAGGGTTTCACCAAATGGCGTCCAGCAGCAGATCCTAATCTAGTAAATACACTCAGGTCGGATGAAGGAAAGAAAAACCTTTTGAAGGCATATAGCATTATTGGTGATCGAACTGACTTCAAAGGTCAGAGTATGCTCAGATATCGAGTTGCATCTCAAGATCCAATGTGCGATACTAGAGGAAATTTCTATCACCATCATTGGCAAACATGATTAGAATACGAGCAATCAGAGATATTTTCAGACCATTCAAAAAAAATGAAGTGGTTTGTGAAATTGATGAAGATGTTGTGTCCTGTGAGAGCGAAGCTTTCAAACAGGATGCAATAAATTATTATACAGGTGTCCCTGCTCCTACTAATCTCCAAGATGATATTTGGTTTGGTCCCTATCCCAAACAAAATCGAGAAGATAAAGACTACATGGAACAAGAAACTGCAATTAAAATGCAGGATAATTTTTCTGTTGAACCTAATGACATTCATCAAGTCATGTATGAGATTGCAATACAAAATCAATCTACTACACTTCATATCGATCCTCCTGGAGGATCGGAAAATTTTCAGGGAGGATCGGAAAATGTCCACCAGTGATTGGCGTCACATTGAAGATAAATCAAAAGTTCGTGAACAAGCACTCACGATTCTTTTAAAAAAATATGGTTCTGAACTAAATTCAACAAGGGAATCTAAATATAAATCCCAATCAATATATGAATGTGCCCATGATTGGGTTTCCCAAGGCAATGTGAATTGTAATGGCATTGTCAAATACTACGAGGCTTACTATTATGCAAAAAGTAATTAATGTTTTAGCAATCCTGTCATTCGCAGGAACGGCAGGTATTGTCGGAACCGCAGGTGTTGTCTATTTGAGACGAGATGCGATTATCGAACAGGTTAAAGAGAATGTTGCCAAAGCAGCAACAGAAGCAATTGCAGGAGCACTCCCCGGTATGATGGATAGTGCCCTGCCTGAACTTCCTGGTGCCACTGGCGGTGTTCTCCCTGGTACATCTGGATCTACACCTGGCTTTGCTGCTCCTTTCTGATATGAAAAGTTTTATTCTTGCTATGCTGTTGGCAGCATCTCCTGCATTTGCAGGTGGTCCAATCACTAGAAATCAACAACCTAAAGTTGAATTTTTCACTATGGATGCCATGGGTTGTATGCTCCTCCAGGAATGTACAGATGGAATCGAAGAAGTATTCAGTATCCATGATATTGGTGATCAGTATCCCAATCGTGATTATAATATTGTTGCTGACGAGTTCCATGCAATGCTCGTTGCCCTTAATCAGGTCGGAGTTAAGGTGTTTCTAGCAGATCAAAAATATTTTCCTACAATGCATCGCGGTGTTTATCACACTGTTGGCAACAACTTCTTCCTTAATAAAAAGTATATGGATGATCCTGCCACACTGATGATGGTGATGCGTCATGAAGGATGGCATGCGGCACAGGATTGTATGGCAGGTACTATCAAGAATAGTATGATTGCTATTATCAAACCTGAAGAAGAAGTGCCTATGATTTGGCGTGTGATGGCAGAGAGAACCTATCCAGAATCTGCTGTTCCTTGGGAAGCAGAAGCAGGTTGGGCAGGTCGCACAGAAAAAATGACCATGGAAGCACTTCAATCTTGTGCTCGTGGTACGATGTGGACCGACTATGAACCGACTCCTATGACCCGTGAATGGTTGGAGGAAAACAATTACATCGCTAAATAAAGTTGCCTCTGTATGCAGATGATGCCTGAAGTTCGCAGCGATGTAAAAGAAGTCAAGAAAGAAGAACCTAAAAAGAAAGGTATTCTTGGTAAAATTAAGGAGGCAACAGATGATAAGGAAGAACAACTTGCTATTCTTTCTACCTTTGTCCGTCTTGGTATCCTTGTTTGGTCTGGTTCAATTCTCACTTTGGCATACATCAAACTACCTCCTGCACTCGGAATTCCTGAACAGAAACTTGATCCAACCTTCATCGCCTCCGTCTTTACCGGGGTCTTAGCTTCTTTTGGAGTTCAGACTGCAAAGAAGAATGGTGCTAATGGTGGTGGAGGCGGAAGTAGCATTACCAAAGAACAGATGGAAAAACTGATTGAGAAAGCAGCACAAACTGCACCACATCAAACTCTCCGTATTGAGCAAGCACCTGTAACCTTAAAGGTTGAGAAAAAAGAAGAACCTTACAAGATGTAAGTTATGATTAACAAAAAATCTCCATTTAAGTGGGCGGCACTGACAGTAGGAACACTGTTCGGTGTCGCTCATCTTGGCATATTGGGACACATTATTAATAAAAAAGATATTCCAATTATCAACTTGCCTGTGGGTGACTACACATCATATAGTGTAGATGCAGGCACAGATGGTTATAGCATACGTTATAATTCTAATGACCCTAAAGTTATGGGTGTTAGAAAGTCATTAGACAAAAAGAATGGGTTCTTTGGTATTGGTGGAACCACGAATTTAATTACCGAAGAAGAATATACAATGGATGGAGCAAGACATCTCCAGGGTGGTGAAGTGGGAAAGTTGACTGCTCAAAACCTGGAATGTATCAAAGCGGAGGGCGCTGGAGAATCAACAGGAAGAATGGTAGGTGCTAGTGTTGGTGCAGGTATTGCTCCTATCTTCACAAGTATTCCATATGTTGGTTGGTTAATATCTGGTTGGGCAGTTATGTTAGGTCAGGATACTGGTGCTGATATTGGTGGAGAAGTTGCAACCATGATGAAAGATTGTGAGGAGTAATGGTAGACCTAGCACATAAGGCATCACACTTTGCTGCTGCCACACTTAACAATTCATACGGACTTGGTTTCCTAAGTCTCATATTAATTGTTGTTCCAATCATAGGCATGCACTTGGTGCATAAGTATGGATGGGAACACTGGGAACCATTTACTAAGGGGCACAAATGATGAGTGGTATATTTGTATTTTGTTTTATATCTTTATTATGTTATACGATGCACATTACTTGGCCACTACCCTATAGAAAATGAATTTATTATTACGCCCTCTTGATAATGTTGCTGATCCTGTGTGGTCGGTAATTATTTCCTTAATCATATTTCTTGCTGGTGTAACGTATTATATCGTCTATATAATGCGTATGGCTTTCGATGAATTGAAAGATGAGTGACCTTACGAATAAAGATGCAGAGCAGGATACAAAGATTGCTGTAATGGACAGCACTCTAGAAAATTCTATTCGTCGCATCGAAATGGTTCATAAACGTGTTGATGATACAAACGAAGAACTAGAAAAACTTCGTGAGAGAATTCGTAAACTTGAGAAGTGGGTATGGAGTGCTGGTGCTGTCATATCAGCAGCAATCACAATTATCGGAATAGCAACAGCAGTAGAATCAAAGGAGATCAATCATGGGCGCAATGGTTCCACCCAGTCGGAAGTCGTGTTACAACTTTCGCGTAGTTAAGATAAACCGAGTGGTTGATGGTGACACCATCGACGTTACAATAGATCTTGGATTTGATCTCTACAAGAAGGAGCGAGTCAGAGTTGCAGGTGTGGATACGCCTGAGAAGCGCACCAGAGATTTAGAGGAGAAGGAACTTGGAATCGACGCAACCTACTGGCTCAAAGAAAAATTGGAGGGTGCTATATCTGGTGACGATGAGTTGTCTGTTAGGACTGAACTTGTTGGTGGCGTTGGGAAATATGGCCGTCTTCTTGGGTGGTTATACATTGGGGACTCAGAACTGTCCCTTAACGAGCAAATGATTACAGAAGGATACGCCTGGCCTTATGATGGAGGAACCAAGCAAAAAGACTTTGAGGAGTTAAGAGAAATTCGTAGAGCACACGGAACTCTTGTTGACTAGTGGACTTATCAGACCTAGAAGGATTGTTTGAGGATGAATGGTATTGTGAAGTTAGAATGAATATCACTGAAATTCGTTCTCTATACCAAGTCATATCATATGCTTTGGAGGTATGGCCGGGTTCTCCTGCACGACCCGCAGAAGAACAAGAGTATCTTCTTCATATGAAGAAGCAATTGTTTGCAATGATTTCAGATTATAACTTTTATAATAGTTAGATAAATGCCTGAAATTGAACCAATAAAAATTTATAACTTAAATATTAATAATCTCAACATCCCAAAGGCACGGGTATTTGATATTCCACCACCTGTAGTTAATAATTTATTTGTCCCTGTGACTGTAGATATTGGTAATCCCATTATCGAAATGCCTGGTTGTGTAAAGGATCATCCCGATGGTGATGAGCAACTAACAATAGATGATCCCAAAGGAACAAAAATCTTATGTACAAATGAATATCCATCCTATGATGCGATGGATTATACACCTGAAGATTTAGTATATCAGCAGGAAGCACCAGTCCCTCCTACCAACATAGCAGAACCTCCAACAACACCAGAGGTTCCTACTGATGCTATTCCTCAAACAAAGAAAGAAGAAACCGAATGCCCTGGTCCTAATGCACCACGCATCGGTGATGTAGCACAGAACCAGAAGGAGAGAGTATCTGGTTTTGAGTTGCAGAATGGTGTCTGTGTGACTCTCTATGAAGATTTACCCTGGCAGTCACAATATCTCCCAGCACCTCAAATTGCCGCGACTACTGCCGGTATTGCCATTGTTGCCACTAGTTCTGCTCTGTTAGCAAAACCATTAGCAGATCTACTTCTTAAAGTATTTAAACCTGCCATCAAAAAAATAATGGCAAAAATTTCAAAACTTAGAGGAAAGGAAGTTAAGGTTTTGTCTTCAAGGGACCGCCGAGATCTTCAGCGCGAACGCTCACGGGCGATTCGGACCTTGAGGAAGATGACGAAGGAATAGAGTGTCGATGTGGTTTAACGTGAGTTACATTATTAACCACGACATCGGCACACACGCTATAGTAAGGACTTCTAGGATGAAAAGAAATTCCTGCCTTTATCAATTCTCCACAATTCTTGAGCCTGGCTATCTCAAAGTCGAGGCGCTTATTGGCAAGCAACTGAGCACGATATTCATTGTGAGTTTCTGCTGCTTCTTTACACAACTGTTGTGCTTTTTTATCCATTGGTATTGATAGAGTTGCACTCATACCTACCGATAAACTTGAGTTATTGGTTTGTCCGGTTCTAGTTGGAATATGATATAATATTTCACCGGGATTATCTGGGATGCCGTCGTCGTTATTATCTGCATTATTATAAACAGGTTGATCCCACATATGCTCAAAGGGATGTTTTTGGGATAAAGCACCTGTCACATATGGGGTAATGTTCATAGTGGGTCCTTGACAACTGATACCATCACCATAAGTGTTGGTGATGTAAGGACCCTGTAAGACCTGAATGGCCTGATTAGTTACTGAACCAGATGAATTGGCGACAGGGTTTGCAGTAGCACTGACACCACCAACATCTGCCGCAAGGGCAGGTGAAGGTAGTAATGTCATTATTGCGAGAATATACTTGTAGTAGTTGTGATACTTTGTATTGTTTGTTCTCTTTGGATAATTGTTTGTGTTGCTAATCCTGGTGCTTGATACGTCTCCGTAAATTGAAACGGATCTCCTATCGTTTGTTGGGAGAATGTTGGTCTCGAATTCATATTTAAACCAGTCCATGTCGAAGTCACGCCATTGATAGTATTAGATTGATTTGTAACCGAGGATGGTGCTAGACCATCATTCGATTTAATGTTGGTTCCGGTCACAGAGTATTGATACCCCGTGTTATAGTCCATAGAGTTAATAGTCTCACTAATAGTGCTAGTCGTTTCCGTGGTTGAGGTCATTGAGCCCTGAGTGAAGTTTGGAACCACCGGCACTGCAATCGCAGTTTTTGCACTCACAAGGACAATTGCACCCGCACTCAGAACAAGTTTTAGAAGTTTCATTACTCATTTAACCATTAACTCCTGGACAAATTGTCCGGTGGCACTTGTGCCTGCTCCACCAGCAGTAATCGTCATAGTACCAGCAGAGGTGATAGTACCTGCAAGATCGCCAGCAACACCAGCTGCATTTGAAGTCTGACTAGAGAAGTTGCTGACAGCACCTACAGAAGGAGCTGAAGTTGGCACGGCATCGGCCTGCATATACGTAGCAGAATATGAGAATGCACTGCCGTTGGATGCCTGGGTGGCAGCAATCGTTCCGGGTGCCATAACACCACTGGTAATCGTGCCAGCAGAAATAGTTCCTGCAGTGGTTCCGTCCGTGGTATTTACACCACTACCGGATACACTGTATGAAGAACCAAGTCTAGTTGCCTGGGTTGCAGCAGAGTTCACGGTCAGTTGAACACTAGAACTTAATTTATGTGTAATATCGGCATGTGCGGGTGCCGTCATCGCTAACATACTAAAAAGCACTAATGCTTTCTTCATGAATTTTCATTCCAGTTGTGAAATTATTTAGCTCGACCTTTTTTAAAAAAAGTTGACGCATGGTATAAAAGGTATTATAATAATTGAGTTGAGATGAAAACCACTTATGGGCAAGTAGCTCAGATGGATAGAGCCACGCACTTCTAATGCGTTGGTCGGGGGTTCGAGTCCCTCCTTGCCTGCTGTCTTTACAAAATTATGGACCCTATTGAAATTCTTCGCATTATTGATAATCTAGAGGGATCCTACCATCATCTTAGGATATGTGGTTTTGATGAAGACAAAGACACAATCAGAGAAATGTGTAATGGGTACTACAAAATGTACTTTAAACTCTGCAAAGAACAAGGGAGAAATCCTTACGGATGATTCAATCCTCTGTAGCTCAGCGGTAGAGCCGACGACTGTTAATCGTCTGGTCGCAGGTTCGAATCCTGCCGGGGGAGTTGACAGGATATTCATCTTGTCGTATACTATGCTTGTCCGTGTGAAGGAAGTGTTTGAGGGATTTTTCTCTCACCACTCTGCGGGTTTAGTTTAGAGGTAA